TTGTACCAATATGGTCAAAAGGTTTCAAGAGGTGAAATATCTGATCCCACATTTTTTATGGCTTGGTGGGAAGCAAATTCAAATGCTGATCATCACCAACTTGAAACTTGGAAGCAAGCCAATCCCGGTTTTGGAGATTTAAATGACCCACAGGACTTTGAATCAATGGTTAAAAAAACACCTGAAGCAGAATTTAGAACCAAAAGATGCAACCAATGGGTCTCATCGCAACAAGCGTGGCTTCCAAATGGTGCGTGGGATGCGCTGGCTTTAAATAAAGAACTCTCTGAAGACGTTGAGATTGTTTTAGGTTTCGATGGTTCTTTCTCAGGTGATGCTTCTGTGATTGTTGGAACAACTCTTGAAGAGACCCCTCACGTTTTCATTGTTAAAGCGTGGGAGAAACAAACTACCGACACCGATGATTGGCGAGTTGACACACTAGAAGTGGAAAACACAATTATTGAATTCTGTGCAAAATATAAAGTACGAGAGGTTGCTTGCGATCCTTTCCGTTGGCAAAGAAGCATGCAGGTTTTACAAGACGCAGGAATCCCAATTGTTGAATGGCCCTCAACTTCTGCAGCACGAATGATTCCAGCGTGTGCAAAGTTTTATGATGCTGTCGTGAACCAAAGAATGACTCAAGATGGTGATCCTTTACTAGCAAGACACATCTCAAACGCTGTCGTAAAAACCGATAGACTAGGTCCTAGAATTGTGAAAGAGCATCGTGGATCGCCACGAAAAATAGATGCTGCAGTTGCGAGTATCATTGCATTAGACAGAGCAACTGTTGCAAGAGAAGAAGCAATTGTTTCAACACCTGCATTCTTTATGGTTTAGGAGTTAAGTGGCTTTAATATTCCAAGTCTTAGGTTTAAGTCTGGTTTCTGTTGGGGCTGCACTAATTTACGTTCCTGCTGGCATAATTATTCTAGGTGCTTCATGTGTTGCATTCGGTTTAGCGATTGAGAGACGTTGATGTTAGGTAATTTATTTAATCTTGGTGAGCAAAGAGCAATCTCTTATCAATCCGTGTGGGGTGCTGGCGATAACTTTGCAATGACAACTTTGGCTGGCACAAATATTGACCAAAGCACTGCTATGGAAATATCAGCCTTTTATTCTTGTGTTCTTTTAATATCTGACACAATCTCAACCTTGCCTATGGATGCCTATATTCGTAGAGACGGCAATCGTGTGCCTTATCGACCAAGACCAGAATGGGTTATGAAACCCGACATTGATGTTTCACGAATCGAACACTTCCAACAGGTTCTTGTTTCTTTACTTCTTGACGGAAACGCCTTCGTTAAAATATTCAGAGACAGGTCAGGCAATATCATTAATTTAGTTGTTCTTGATCCTTTAAAAGTTGAAATTGTCAGAGACCCTGTCACAAAAGAAATTGCTTATCGCTACGAACTTTACAGAGAATCTTTAATTCCAAAAAATGAAATGCTCCATATCACAGAAATTCGCAGACCAGGTGAATTGCGTGGAATGTCACGTGTTATTGAATTAAAACAAAACTTAGGTTTGGCTTCAGCGTTACAAGAATTCGCTGCACGCTTCTTTGGAACTGGTGCAAATCTTGGTGGATATATTGAACACCCTGGACAATTAACAAAAGAACAATCAACAGATTTAGCAGATGCTTTCAGAGGATCACATAAAGGTTTAAGAAAGTCACATAAAATTGGTGTGCTGTCTGGTGGAGCGAAGTTTACAAAAACGGCTGCAGCACCTGACGAAGCACAAATGATTCAGTCACGTCAACTTGCAATTGAAGAGGTTGCTCGCATTTTCAGAGTGCCACCTCACATGATTGGCATCACCACACCTGGTGCTATGAGTTACGCGTCAGTTGAGCAAAACAATATTAATTTTGTGACCCATACTTTAAGACCTTATATAACAAAACTTGAAGAGGCTTATTCTGCTCTTTTACCCGTTGATGCGTTTTTAAGAATTAATGTTGATGGTTTATTGCGTGGTGATTTTGCAACAAGGATGCAAGGTTATTCAATTGGCTCACAAGCAGGATTTCTTTCAATCAATGACATTAGAAAATTTGAAGATATGACACCTGTTGATTCTGGTGATGTTTATCGTGTTCCTCTAGCAAACGTGAATCTTCCAGCAGCCGATTTAGTTGAGACAGATAAGAAAGTCGGTATGGCTCAACGTCTTATCCTTTCAGGTTTTGAACCAGCGAGCACACTTAAAGCACTAGGCCTTCCATCTATTGCACACACTGGTGTTCCTTCAACTCAACTTCAGCCTGTGGCACAAATTGATCCAGCAAACCCTGAAGCCGTTTATGAGGTCAAATAATGTCTTTATTTTCTGGAAATACAACAGTTGGAACTGCAGCAACTCTTATTGATGGTGTTGCTTATAATAATCCTGTTTTATTACATCTGCATAATAACGATAATACAGATGCCGTTTATATTGGTGGTTCAAATGTTACAACTACAACTGGATTGAAATTAAACAAAGAAGATTCAATTGAAATAACTTTGCATCAAGCAAATACTGTTTATTGTGTGTCTGATAAAGAAGGTCATGTTGTTTCTTGGATTGCGCAGAGACTCTGATGCCATATTTCATCACAGATAAATCACCTGATTGTTCAGGCTGGGCAACTATTAAAGAAGATGGCGAAGTTATTGGTTGCCATGAAAATAAACAAGATGCTATTGATCAAATGGTTGCTATTTCGATTGCAGAAAATATTGAAGCAGGTGGGGAGCGCGCTTTGCCTGAAGAATTAAGTGTTGGCGATTATGTGATGTGGTTCAATGGTGACGAATTAATGCAAGGTGAAATCACTGAAGTTCAATTTGATGGAGAATTGTTAGTTCCGAATACTAACGAGATTATGCTTGGCACACCTTTTAATCCTGCAGCCTTGATCCAAGTTTACAAAGAACAAGGTGGTGGTTGGATTGACACTAACGTCTTTGTGGCTGTGCAATTTGAAAAATTAAGAAAAACAGAAGATTTAGAAGAATCAAATGAATCCTCTGAACCCGATTTAATAGAAGATGAAGAACCTGAGTCAGAAGAAATGTTTCAAGATAGGGCAGCACCTGATGCTTTAGATATTGGAGATTATGTTTCCTGGAATACATCGGGAGGTCGTGCTCGTGGTCGAATCACAAGAATCGTAAGAGATGGTTCAATTAATGTTCCTAATTCAGATTTTACAATTGAAGGAACCGAAGATGATCCTGCAGCCTTGATTCGTTTATACAGACCTGCTGGGAATGGCTTTGAAGCAACTGCCACTCTTGTCGGTCACAAGTTTTCAACCCTCACAAAAATTGATGAACTACCTGAGAACACTGAAGAGGAAAATACAAGAGCAATTAATCAAGAACCACCAGCCTATATGCGTGCTGCTGCAAGAAGAGGTTTAGAACTTAATGCTGATGGTCAAGGTGGAGATGGTTTAACTGATAAAACAATTCGTGAAGCAAGACTTATGGCTGATGGTGTTGTTTCAGATGATAAGTGGATTCGTATTGCTGCATGGATAGCCAGACATATGGGTGATTTAGATGCTCCACAGAATTCAAATCCTGATGATCCTCAATATCCTGGTCCAGGACTTGTTGCACATTTATTGTGGGGTTCAGGTCCAAGTAAAAGGGCAGCACAAAGAACTATGGAATACGCTGAAGGTGTTGTGGAAAGAATTAGAAGAGAAGAAGAGCAAGCGCGTTGGAGTAGCGTTAGCGTACAATTAAAAAAGAAGAAAGAAGAGAAAATGCCATCAAAAGTTGAACGCAGAGTCAATGATGTTAAGTTTGAAATTCGCGAGGGCGAACTAGACACCAATAAAATGACCTTCACAGGTTATGCAGCCGTATTCAATTCACCAAGCGAACCTCTACCTTTCACCGAATATATTATGCCTGGTGCTTTCAAACGTTCATTGAAATCACGTAACGAAATTAAACTTTTCATGAACCACAACACAGATATTGTTCTAGGTTCAACAAGAGCCAAAACCTTAAAACTCACCGAAGATTCAAGAGGCCTATTAGCAGAAGCAGTTCTTCCTGAAACAACTGCTGGAAGAGACCTTTCTGTTTTGATGCAACGTGGAGATGTCAGTTCAATGTCTTTTGGTTTCAGCGTTCCTGCTAAGGGTGATAAATGGTCAAGTGACGGAATGTCTCGCGAACTACATCAAATCAGATTACATGAAGTTTCAATTGTTACAGGCTTCCCAGCCTACGAAGCAACAACAGCAACAGTTCGTTCAATTGATGCTTTAGCAACCAGAACCGGTATGGATGCAGATGTTTTGGCTGATGCATTGATTAAATTAGAATCTGGTGAAAACCTTTCTGTTCAGCACGCTGACACAATCACCGAGGCTGTAGCAAAGTTAAAAGAATCCAATCCATCTGTAGAAGATTTATTGGCTATCAAACGCAAGCAACTCGATCTACTATTTAAGGCACTCTAATGAACAGAGAAGAAATTAAACAAGCAATTCTTAAAGTTGCAGGTAACCCTGATTCAGGACCTATTGCAGAATTGGCTGATGCAATGGCTGACGCAATCTGTGATACAAAACCTGAGACTAAGAAATTTGATCCAGTGCAAGAAACCAGAGTTATCGTGTCAAACGAAACCAGAAATGTTGTGCAATAATTAATTAACAGATGTGAGTGCGAGCCACCCATCTTGTTATTTACTGCATTGAGTGAGCCTCATGCAGATTCACCCAAGTAATGCAGTAAACCCTACACAAAAAAGGAAATGCTCAATGTCTGAATACATTAAAGTTCAGCACGAAGCACGCAACAAGGCCTGGCATGCAGCGAAAGAACTTCTTGATCGCGCAGCAGCCGAGAAGCGTGATTTAACTGCTGAAGAAAACGCTCAATATGCAGCAATTTCATCTGAATTAGATGAACGCGCTCGTGTTATTGAAACCATTCAAAAAGATGAGAAACGCGCTCTTGCAGCAGCCGAAGCCATGCAAAACATGGAAGTTCAAACTGCTTCAGCACCACAAGGCAGAACAGATGCAGATGTTATCCGTTCAATGGCTCGTGGCGAAGTTCGTTCATTCGAATTTGAGAAACGCGACATAACAGGAAGTTCAACTGGTTCTCCGGTTCCAACTTCTTTTTACGACAGAGTGGTAATGCTTGCACGTTATGTTGGTGGACCATTAGAAACATCAACAATTCTGACAACTGCTGGTGGAGAGAATCTTCAAATTCCTTCACAAGCCACTTACTCAAGTGGTACAGCATTTGGACAAGCCTCAGCAATCGGTGAAAGCGATCCAACATTTAACAGTTTCGTAACTCTTGGTGCATACAAGTACTCATTCTTGACCCAAATTTCACGTGAACTTGTTGAAGACGCTGGCGTGGACATCCTTGGCTTCCTTGC